TGAATGGGTTGTTCAGTATGCCGCCGTATATCTCATTAAAAGCCTGCTGAAGTGACATAGCGTTTATCGCACCTTCGCACACTATGACAGCTTTGATATTGGTCCTGAAAGGTGTTTGATTCCAGCCCGCAAAAAGCAGACCTAGTCTACTTCCAGGGAGCGTATCCACTTTGCGCTCGTCGCCGTTCTCGTCAATCCAGGGAGTAATCAGGCGAACTTGCGCGCCGACAAAGGAGTCCTGATAGTATAGAGGAAAAACTATTCCCTCGCGCTGCATGTCGTAATACATCCCCTCATCAGGATCGACACCTCGTGACTTGAGGTAATCCACGCCCTTCTGTGCCCTAGGATCATATAGGGGAATGAAGTTCTTTGGCCAAGCCATCTTTTGAACCTCATTGTCTTTGGCTTCTTCAAATTCGAAGTCATTCTTCAAGAACTCAGCGAGGGTTAATCCAGCAAGGGTACAGTACTGATATATGGAATATCCACGACTACACTTTACGCACCATACCCAGATATCCCCAGAGTCCTCATCATTGTGCCAATGGCACGTGTTGTGCTTAGAGCCACACACTAAGCAGTGTTTAGTGGACATTGCGATATCACTGCTCATCTGCTTCCTCCTCAGATTTCTCACCATCTATTAGATTCTTAAGATCACTAACTTTTTCATTTCGTAATTTACTCATAGTTTCTTCTGATATATTGACAAAGCGACCTTTCTCAAAGGCACATGCAATGCGATTACCAGCAAGTCCAAATCTGTCTTTGACCAGAACGAAGTCAGAAGTTTTCTCTTCAAAGTTGGGCACTACCTCAATCACAACTGTTGCCGTTTCATAAATGTCTGGCCCCATTTTGATTCTGTTATCTAGGTCCTTATTGTTGCGCTTGCCCAAGCTATGAAGCTGTGCAAATACAACGACAGGAATCTCAGCCCGCTTAATAAACTGGCCAAGCCAGATACGGAAGTCGTTTAATACTTCATATGCGCTCGCATCAGGTCTTTCCATGGACTTCTTGATGAGCTGATAGTAGTCAAGCATTACACAAGAGTAGTCGCTATTCTTAACAGATAACATCAAGGCTTTTACACCTTCTACTGTTGCTGTTGCGTTCTCTACGCCTTTGTACTCATAGTTTACATCTGCAACCTTAACGAACTGGGCGATCTGTCCGATAAGCATCGCACACTCTCGCTGCTGTACAGCAGGCATTAAGCCCTTTTTGTATTCATTGAAGTTAAAACCCAAGTGGAGGCAAGCGATACGGAAGTAAACGTCCTCTTTAGATTCCTCGTTAGTGATGACAAGACTTTTCTTACCTTCTTGCCATAGAGGATAGGAGACGTTTGCGGCCACTGTGCTCTTACCATTGCCCGAATATCCGCAGATTAGGTATAGGTTTTCCTTTGTAAACGGTACGGCTGTTGTAATAGTGTGATTAATGAACGTGATACGTTCTTTAAGCATCTTATTGTATTTAGCGATGTTTCTAATCATCGCTGCGACATCTTCTTTACTACCGAAATTATTAATGTCGTCGTAAGAGATATCCATTTTAGGCGCCTCTTTCGGCGCACCTTGAAGGATACGGTTTATCTTATCGGGTGATATTTTCGCCATTGTTGTCTCCCAAAATGTCTTCTAAAGAAACTGTATCTTCATCCTGAATCTGTTTATACATATCTTCTAGAGAAGCTAGATCAATCAGAGGGAATGATTTTGCATGCTGCCGCTGTAACACATACTCTTTCTTAGACATTCCTTTTGGAAGTTGTATCTTACTTTGCTCAGCTGCTTCATCCACCAGAGGATAGACGTCGTAGAACGCCTCTACGGCTTTAGCCATAATAAGCTGTTTCCAGCTTTCAAAGAATTCCATTTCTGTATGGGATTTATTTTTTGAAGAGTTTTTATAAGTACGCTGAACTATCTGCCTATCAGGCAGGTGCTTGGTTACAGCAGACTTAACAAATTCATATGCAACATCGTGCGGTATGAAGTGCCTATTTAATTCAAAAAACAGATCATTGAAGTTAGTGTATAGGGAATCCTTAGTGCGATCCTTGCTATGTAAGCTAAGAAACCACTTTTCGAAAATCTTTTCAGCGCCCCTACGATCAGGAGAAATCCTAGTCATTAATAGACTCCTGCTTAACCAGGCTATCTTGGTTAAGAATCTCCACAATATCATTGCTTTTTAGGTTGGTGACGCGAATTTTAGCACTGTTGTGCTCGCGATCAATATAAAGAAGCTCTATCTTATACTCATCATTGATGAAAAAGCTTCTTTTACTAGACAACCACCAAAAAAGACTATTCTTGAGTTTACCTGCATAATTTTCGCTTTGCATCTTACCTCCAAACGGTATAATACCCAATAATATTCGATAATATTTATTCGTATCGGTTTTTTTATACAAAAATCATGAGGAATGATGTGGATATACAGATAGACAACGGCAACATCGTAATCAAAGATTACACCTCTGATTTTTCTAAGAAGCTACACGAGCTACTATCTTATACTGATAAATCTAAACAATATCAAATCAAGAAAATGTCGCGTAACCCGTTTTCTCGTAACTCAGAGCTCTATAAGAAGCTGGTTGCTGATCAGGAGGGTACTCTAGTCGATGAGCGAAGCAGTGTCATAACCATACCGTCGGGTTTCGCATATCTATTTAAGAATAACATTGTGACAGATAATAGAAAAGATACTGGAAAAGCAGTTGCATTTCCCTGGAAAACTAAGCCATATGAGTTACGCGAGTATCAGTCTGAGGCTCTAGATTTGATGGGCTGTCATGCGGCAGGACAGTTAATTCTAATGTATGACGGTTCGCTTAAGAAAGTAGAAGATGTAGAGGTTGGCGACAAAGTAATGGGGCCAAACTCTTTGCCTAGAACTGTTACAAGGCTTAATAGGGGCGAAGACGAACTGTTTGACATCGTTCCGATTAAAGGAGAGTCTTTTCGTGTCAATTCGGAGCATGTTCTATCTTTAAGACGCTCTTACTCCTCGATTAGACCCACATCTAAACACAAATACAAACACCGAAATCGAGCAATAGATGAGGAGATAGTTAACATATCGGTTGCGGATTATCTACAGCAAAAAAAGGCATTTAAGCACAAATACAAACTATATAGGTCAGATCCCGTGTTATTTGCTGAGCGAGATCTACCGATAGATCCATATATATTTGGATTATGGCTGGGAGATGGCTCAAGTAATGGACCTGAGTTTTGCTCTATTGACTCTGAGATAGTCGATGCATTTAGCGAGTATGCTGCATTGGGACACTTAGAGCTAAAACTAAAACGCAATAGTGAAGATAAGTGTCCGACATACCGCCTTAGTGGCAGTGGAAAAATTGGCGGAAACAGCTTCTTAAACAAGCTAAAACAGCTCAACGTTATTGATAACAAGCATGTTCCTAACATATACAAGATCTCATCGATAAGCCAACGACTACTCTTATTGGCTGGTTTACTGGATACTGATGGCTGCTATTATGAGGGCGTATTCGATATAACACAAAAAAATAAGCAAATAGCAGATGCTATAGTATACATAGCTAGATCGCTCGGATTTGCTGCATATGTCAAGCCCTCATATAAAGTTGCAACCAATAGCAAACTAAAAAACCCTGGTCTATATTACAGAGTGACAATTACTGGAGAAATCCAAGATATACCGACTAGACTTTTGCGCAAGAAGGCCGCCCAGCGCAAACAAATTAAAAATGTCCGCAATGTGGGGTTTGCGGTGCAGTCTGCAGGTCGAGGACACTTTTATGGTTTTACTGTTGATGCAGACCATCTTTATTTGCTTGCTGATTTCACTGTCACTCATAATTGCAACTACCGCGGACTAATTAATCTTGCTACAGGGCTCGGTAAAACACTCACAGCTATTTATGCTATAAGAAAGATCGGTCGACGTTCTTTAGTCTTATGTCCCAGTAAAGCTATTGCTGACAACTTTTATCAAGAACTGTGTTCAGCTTTTGGCGATAGTGTTGTTGGGTACTTTGGTGGAGGTAAGAAGCAGATAAAAGATATCACTGTTGGCATAGTTCAATCTGTTAACAATTCTATAGATCAATTTGCTAAACATCAATTTGGTCTGGTGATCTTTGATGAGTGCCACCATATGGCGGCTGATACATTCTTTTCTATAGCTGCAGGGCTTAGCGCTACAGGTCGCATGTTCGGTCTTACTGCGACAGACTTTAGGTCAGACGGTAAGGACGTAATGATCCAGGCAGGCGTTGGGGAGGTGCTGATAAAGCGCGACATTATCTGGGGTATAGAGAACAATTGGCTAGCATATCCCAGTATTATTATGCGAACCGTAGAGACAACAGGTCGCGAGTACTCAGATGATAAGATAAAAAATTATAAAGCTCACGTATTAAACTCTTCAGAGATGAATGAGCGAATTATCCAAGATATAAAAAAGTGTCTTGATGCTAAGAAATCTGTTTTGTGTTTAGTTAACGAAAAAGAACATGGTCGTATTTTGGCAGATGCTCTAGGTCTTCCTCTTGCTGTTGGAGATGATAAGAACTCTAAACTATATGTCCAGCAACTAAATGCTGGATCTGTTCCTGGATTAATTGGAACCGGATCTCTCATAGGAGAGGGTTGCGACACCAAGAATGTGGATGTGCTAGTGTTAGCTAACTTTGTAGCTAGCAAAGGACCACTCTGGCAAAATCTCGGGCGTGGACTTCGTAGACAAGGTACGAAGACGCAGGTTTTAGTTCTTGATTACAAGCCAGCTGGTTCTAAGATGTTGACCCGTCATGCTGAGCAAAGATTGAAGTTTTATAAAGCCATAACATCAAGTATTAAAGAAATATAAGTTACAATAGTCTCCTAGGAGACACTATGAAAACTAATGAACTTGGTCTAGATTTAATCAAATCTTTTGAAGGTATGCGACTGGTACCATATAAGGATTCTGTTGGTATTCCTACGATAGGGATCGGCGCTACCTTCTATCAAGATGGCAGGAAGGTGTCCATGACCGATAAGCCTATGACCGAGGCTCAAGTCACTGATCTGCTTAGGTTTCATATTCAGAAGTTTGAGCAAGGGGTGTTAGGTCTTGTAAAAGTACCTCTTAATTCAAATCAATTCTCAGCTCTAGTATCATTTTCTTTTAATGTTGGTACTGGAAATCTACAAACATCTACCCTACTTAAGAAACTCAATGCACTAGACTATACTGGTGCTGCTGATGAATTCTTAAAATGGGCTAAAGCTAAAGGCCAGGAATTACCTGGTCTTGTGCGTCGCCGTAAAGCTGAACGGGATTTATTTCTAAAGTCTGACGCGGGGGGCGCGGTACAATATTCTAACAGAAATTTGTTACCAGATGGCCCCAGTGAATCAGATATAGCCGAGATCCTTAAAGGTTTAGAAGGCAAGTAATAGAGCTACTAGGCCAATCTTTATCCCACAATATAGTTGAGAAATAAATGTCCCTACTTGAAAGCCGTAGCACATACCGTCCTTTTGTATTTCCTCAGGCTGAGAAGTTTACTGATCTCCAGAGAAAGAATTTTTGGGATGCTAAGAAGATCGTTATTGCTGGCGATATTCAAGACTATCATACTACCTTTAATACTGGTACACGTCACGCTATTACTACGAGCTTGAGGCTATTTACTCATTATGAAGTTGGCGTTGGCGACTATTGGATAGATGTTGTCTATAAATGGTTTCCACCACATGAAATTCGTGCAATGGCATCTATGTTTTCTGCTATGGAACTTGCTGTTCATGCTGTTTTTTATGATCGACTTAATACTGAGCTTGGTTTATCGAATGCAGAATTCTACCTATCTTTCTTAGAAGATAACAATATGGCTGCTCGTATGGACACCATAAAGAAGTCAATGCAAGTAGATGGTAGCAACGACAGCTTGGCTAAGAGTATGGCCATCTTCTCTTTTATCGAAGGAGTAGTGCTGTATTCCTCTTTTGCGTTCCTGATGAGTTTTCAAGCTAATGGTATGAATAAATTGTCTTCGGTTATTACCGGCCTTCGTTATTCAGTTAAAGACGAAGCGCTTCACGCTGATGCAGGAAGCTGGTTATTTAACACGTTTTGTTCTACCCATGGCGTTGATAAGGCCTCGCTGAAACAATCGATCCTAGATGCTGCAGAGATTCTCGTAGACCAAGAGGATTTGATAGTTGATGAGATGTTTCGTCTTGGTGGAATCAAACATGTATCTGCAGCTGATATCAAAGTATTTGTTCGTTCTCGTATGAATAAGAAGCTTCAAGATATCGGCTATGAACCACTCTATGCTATAGGGGAAAATCCCGTGGCTGATTGGTTCTATAATATGATTAATGCCCAAGAATTTGGAGACTTCTTTCACAATGAGTCTACCGCCTATGAATCAACAGCTGACTTCTCCTCAACAACCTACAAGGTTTGGGCATAACATGAAAGTTAATGAAAATAAGCAATTAGCGGAAGAAATGGGCGTTGACGAGGCAACTCTTGCAGAGTTGAAAAAAGAGCTGAGAGACATGCAGAAGTCTGGCGATGCCCCTGATTGGTATCAGACTGTTGGTTGGCAGACTGTTCGTAATGATTATATTTGGCGCGAAGGTGGTGAAACTACGATAAAGCAGGCCTTTCAGCGAATCGCTAAGGGTGCAGCACACTATCTTCCAGCAGATATGAAGCACTATGAACAGAAGTTCTTTGACCTTTTATGGAAAGGCTGGCTTGTACCCTCATCTCCTGTATTTGCTAATATGGGTACTGGAATGGGTATGGCTGTATCGTGCTCAGGTTCACATATTGATGACGACTTATTTCAAATCTATGGTGTCCTACAAGAGAGTGCAATGCTTTCTAAATATGGTTTTGGTACCTCTGGTAATTTCTCAGCCATTAGAAGCAGAGGCGTTAAGGTTAAGGGGACTGGTGGTAAGAGCTCAGGCATTATGGCTTGGGTTAAGTCGTATAAGCAGATGATTGAAGAAGTAACACAAGGTAAGAAGCGTCGTGGAGCATTTGCTGGATATATCAATATCGATCATGGCGATTTCTATGATTTAATGCACTGGTACAAATCCAATCATGATAAATTCAATCTTGGCCTAAATATATCTCAGGCTTTTATTGACCGCTGTAAGGCTGGCGATGAAGATGCTATAAAGCGTCGAAGTCTAGCTCTTGAGCTTCGTAGAGTTATTGGAAGTCCATACCTATTCTATATTGATAAAGCCAATAACGCTAGTCCTCAGAAGTTTAAAGACCTAGGTCTTACCGTTAAGGCCAGCAATCTCTGTACAGAAATCACTCTTCCTGCAGATAAGGATCATTCTTATAGTTGCGTCCTATCTTCTATGAATGGTTATCTATATGACGAATGGGAGAATACAGACGCTGTGGAAACGGCTATAGTGTTTCTTGATTGTATAGCCGAAGATCTTATTGTCCGCGGTGCTAGTGTGCAAGGATTAGAGAAGGTGGTGCGGTTTACTAGGAAGGCTAGAGCTCTGGGTCTTGGCGTTCTTGGCTATCATAGTTTTCTACAGAAGAAAATGGTGCCATTTGAAAGTCTAGAAGCTCAGCTTATTAACTCTCAGATGTTTAAGAAGATTCAAGAGCAGGCTACTGCAGCTAGCAAGATGCTTGGAGAAAAGCTAGGCATTCCAGAATGGTGTAGCGATATGCGTAATGCAACGCTTATTGCAATTGCACCAAACACCACGTCGGCACATATGGCTGGTTCTATTTCTCAAGGAATTGAGCCTTGGGTTGGCAACTACTTTATCCAACCTTCATCTAAAGGTCAATTACTTCGTATTAACCCACACTTTGTTGACCTGCTTAAAGCAAAGAAGCGCTACTCTAAAGAAGTTCTTGAGTCAGTTAGGGATGCAAATGGTAGTTGCCAGCACCTAGATTTCTTGAGTGATCTTGAAAAACAAGTGTTTAAAACAGCCTATGAATTAGATCAAATGGTTATCTTGCGCCAAGCTGAGCAGCGCCAGAGATATATCTGTCAGGGTCAATCTCTAAACCTATTTTTCCCTAAAGCTGACGATAATTGGACACCTAGTCAAGTATCAGACTTTAATCAGTATATGGATGACTGCCATTCTTATGCAGACCAATCTCCTACTATAAAAGCGCTTTACTATGTAAGATCTCAAGCAGGTATGGCAGCTGATACTGGTAGAAGTAATGAGTGTATTGCCTGTGGTTCGTAGCTTTATTGTCTACAATAATGGCGTATGAAGCTGAACTTATTTTACTAGGTAACTAGTACTCTAAGTAGAATATAATCATGGTTGATACAGATATATTAAAACTATATATGAAGGAGGCGTGCAAGACGCCCCTTCTTACTTATGTTCAAGAAGTTGAACTAGCTAAAGCTATTGTAGCCGGCGATATGAGGGCACGGGATAAGCTTGTCCGGTCTAATCTACGGCTAGTTATATCTATAGCAAAAGCTTATAGTAGTCGAGGTATGGCACTTGAAGATCTAATTCAAGAAGGCAATATCGGCTTAATGAGGGCTATAGAGAAGTATGAGTATCAAAGGGGATACAAATTCTCTACTTACGCTACCTGGTGGATTCGTCAAGCTGTAACTCGGGCTATAGCTGATAAAAGCAGACTAATTCGTCTTCCAGTCCATATGGTAGAAGTATACAATAAAGTTGCTAAAGTAATTAGCCTATTTGTAACAGAGTTCGGTAGAAGCCCCACTCATGAAGAGATAGCCGCAAAAACTGGAATGTCTATAGATAAGATTATTGATGTCATAAACTATGGAGCTCCATTGGCCAGTATGGATGCCCTTATGATGGAAGATTCAGACGTTAGACTTGGGGATACTATTACAGATGGCAGTAGTGGTGCCATATCTGCTATGGAAGAAAATTCTATGAGTAGCATTGTGGCTACTTCTTTAAAAAGTCTTTCTACTCGTGAAGAGAAGATAGTCAGACTTAAATACGGAATCAAGTGATTCTTCCTAAAAATCTATCTCTCACTATACTCAACTCTACTGAGTACGCGAAGCGTACTCACACATACGCGCTTGCGCGGATGTGAATTCCTAAGAAGTAGAGAATAGTATTGTGGGGTAGATATAATCTTATGATACCCGTCAAGTAGCGTTTTTTAAAGTTAAAATAAAATAAATATTTTTCTGTATAATTCAATAGAATTTGTCCAAACATCATGGAGAAGCACTATGACGACTAAGCAACAAATTAACGATGAACTTCAGCATAAGCTTTTTCAAGAACAGCAAACCGTAAGTCAAGCTAAGTTAGTGCAGCAACATATAGAGCGACTTCGTGAACAAGCTTATAAAATTGAAGTTGAAGTATTGGCAGATGGCAAATTGCCAGCTAAAGCTAATCGTACTGATGCTGGTTTTGACGTATATGCAACCGAAGATGTCACCATATTCCCTGGACAAGTCGTCAAACACCCCCTAAATATTAAAATGAAGCTTCCAGCTGGAAGTTGGGCTGAGATTCAAACAAAGAGTGGACTAGGTTCTAAAGGTATGCTGGTTTATGCCGGTGTAGTTGATGAGGGGTATCGTGGTATGCCTCATGTTATTGCAACCAACCTAAACTGGAACCTCATGTGGACTTCCGATAATAATGGCGGCTATTATCCAGACGATTGCCAAGCAAATAATATTAGTCCCCTTGTAATTAAAAAAGGTGAAAAACTAGCTCAATTAACCATGCACCCCCATTCTAATGAATATTTTGTGGTGCAAGTTAATAGCGTCGACACTAATACAGATAGAGGTGAAGGTGGTTTCGGCTCTTCAGGGGCCTAGTTAAGTATAATGCCCACATAGTACCTCTGGAGGATGTGTGAGCGATAATTTAGCCAAGTTATTTACATCTAATATTAGAATCTCAAATCTGAGCCCATTCGACGCTGATGCCGTGTGGCCTTCAGGAATAGAGATTTGCGTAACACGTATACCCATCCGCAAACGAGATGGGTATGATGACAAAATGATGCAAGATCTAGCTTTAAAGCTTAAGACCAACATGGTAAAGAATGGAATCGTATTCTTGATTTGCTATGCTCCAGTCGAAGCTAAAGCTAGACCTTTTCAAGTAGCTAAATATATGGTTGATGCTGGCTTCAATCATGTAGACAACATCATTATTCAAAAGACCTGGTATCCAGGAAAACGGTCTGAGATTAACCTGGTTAACTCACATGAGTACGTTCTCTACTTCTGCAATGGCAGCGTCTGGAACCTAGATAGATTGCCTATCCGCCAATACCTAAACACAGATACTGAAATCTCCTGCCCAGGCAACACCTGGAAAGTTGAAACAGGATCCCTGGATGAATCCATATCACCTGACCTAGTAGAACTCCTACTACGCATGACGGATTCACTCCCAGGCTCTATTGTATTCGATCCCTTTTTGGGTAATAGTTCAACTCTACTAGCGTCTATAAAGCTGGGCCATAGTTTTCATGGGTTCGAAACAAACCCTAAAAGAATACAAAGATATGAGAAGTTAATTAAAGATATCAAAGATACAACCAATCTGTAATAGGAATCAATATGTCATTTTATAAAACAAAAAGTAAACAAATAATTGCAGATAAAACGCATATTCGCAAACTTGTTCATAAAACTATAAATGATATGGCAGCTATCGTAGGCGCTACATTTGGTCCTGGTGGAAACCCGGTACTGATCGAACGAGATGGGCTTTCGCCTCTTGTTACCAAAGATGGCGTGACTGTTGCTAAGAATATTGGTGTAGCTGATGCTGCAGCTAATACCATCATAGAGGCAGCTAAAGAGATTTGCCTAAATACAGCTAAAGAAGCCGGTGATGGAACAACAACAGCTATTATTCTCGCTGATGCTCTAGTTAAAGAAGGTCAGGAGTTCTTAACAAGTCGACCTAAATATAATCCACAAAGGATGGTTAACGAGTTACAGCAGGCCTATAATCGTGTGGTAGTTCCCTTTTTAAGGGACGTTGCCATTAAGGTTAGCAGCGAAGACCAACTTAGGTACGTCGCAACCATCTCCTCTAATGGTGATAAAGAGATCGCTGAAGTAGTTGTTAAAGCTGTAATGGATGCTGGCGATGACGGGACTGTTCTTATCAATGAGAGTCAAGGAGGGAAAACCTACGTAGAAGTGAGCGAAGGATATATTATTACAACCGGTTTAAAGGACCATGGACAAATTGGCCCTTCTTTTATTAATGATAAAGCTAATCAGCAAGTAAAAATGGATAAGGGTGTTGTAGTCCTATATGATGGTTCTATGAATGACCTAAAAGTTCCAGGACTTATTCAAGGAGCTGTTGCTGATGATGGTGGGTTCTCAGATGGAACGCCTATTATTGTGTTTGCGCATAGTTTTGCAGACAGCGTGTTAGATAAATTCGCTAAGACCACAAAAGGCGGACTAACCGTTATTCCTGTTAAAACCCCTCGCTCAGGTCTCCCAAATGGAGCTTCGATGTTCCTAGAGGATATGTCTGCGTATACTGGTGCTACTGTATTTGATCCAAATAATGTTGAAAATCTTGATGAAGATGGGCTAGGACACTTTGAAAGTGCAAGAGTTAACCTATATGAAACGTTTATCACGGCTGTCTCAGATGGAGATGCGGTAAATAACCGTGTTGTAGAGTTGAAGGCTATTGCCGAATCAGCAATGGGAGAATTAGATCGATCATTTTTAAGAGCAGCTATCGCTAAACTAACTGGCGGTGTATCTACAATCCATGTTGGCGGTACATCAGATCTTGAGATACGTGAAAAGAAAGCTCGTGTAGAAGATGCGGTAGAAGCTGTTCGCTCTGCTATTGCTGAGGGTATCGTGGTAGGTGGATGCGGAACACATCTAGTTCTAGCCAAAATGATTCGCGAGCACCCCGATAGGACAGAAGCTTGGGGAATCCTAGGTAATGCGCTAGAAGCGCCCTTTAAACTGCTTCTTAGTAACTGTGGTGAAGAATTCAGCGATATCTGGCCAATGGTTGGTGTTCATGTGCAAACTGGCTGCAGTCGTCACGCTCTTCCAGTTAACGTATTTGACGCAAATCTGCACGAAATGGTTGATCCTATGCAAACAGGAATTATAGAGCCAGCTAAAGTTGTACGAGTAAGTGTTGGTAATGCTTTATCTGTAGCTTCATTGCTAACAACGTTGGGCGGCGTTATTGTCGTTCCGCGGGATGTTGGTATGGAAGGGCAGGCTGAATTAGCACAAGCAGCGTTTAAATCAATGATGGAAACAGTGAACGAGTAAACATCTTAATTCTGGAGATAACAAATGATTGAAAAATTAGCACAACTTTGGCAATATGATTGGTTTAAGATCGCAGGATCGCTTGTTCTAGGTGCTGCTATTGGTGTAG